CGATGAAGTCACCTTCGTCCGCAACCCGATGTGGTCCCAGATCAGGGACGCAGAGTCCGCGCTGCGGGCGATGGCGCGGGAGTTCGGGTTCACCCCGTCCGCGCGGTCGGGGCTGCGGGTGCAGGGCGCGGTGTCGGCTGCGGCTGAGAGGCTGCTGACCGGTGAGACCTAGCAGGCGGCGGCAGTCTGAGGGCGAGCAGCTCGTCGTGTCGATGGGCGCGGCGCTGGAGGGGTTCGGCGCGGCGGTGTCCGAGATGATGACCGAGGTGAGCCGTGCGCTGGTGCCCCTGGTCCCGGCGGCCGGCGTGCGGGCCGTGCGGGGCGATCCGACCGGTGACCCGCCGCTAGGGGGCGGCGATGCTTGAGCGCGGCCTGACCGGGCGGTGGGTGATCGTCATCAGCCGTGACGACCCGCACCCGTGGGCCACGGTCCAGCGGGACTCGGCGGTGCTGCTCGCGGCGATCTGGCCGGGGCAGGTGTTCGGCTGCCCGCGCTGCGGGCGGGTGTCCTCCAGCGAGGAGGATCTGCGGGAGGGGTACTGCGGGGCGTGCCACGACTGGACGGGACCGCCCGGTGGCGCGCCGCGCTGAGACGCTGCCGCTGTGCGGGTACACCCTCGACGGCGTGCGCTGCCGCAAGCGGGGCGATCACCGCTGCGCGGTGCGGGCGCGGAAGTGCATCGCGTTCTTCGCCGAGCTGCTGACCCACACCAAGGGCGACTGGGCGCGGCACCCGTTCCTGCTGTCGCCCTGGCAGCGGCGCGACATCGTAGAGCCGCTGATGGGCGAGGTGGTCTACGACGAGCGGCGTCGCCGGTACGTGCGGCGCTACCGCATCCTCTACCTGCTGGTGGCCCGCAAGAACGGCAAATCCGAGCTGCTGGCCGGGCTGGTGCTGTACCTGCTGTGCGCGGATGACGAGGCGGCGGCGGAGCTGTACGGGCTGGCGCTCGACTCGGGCCAGGCGGCGCTGGTGTACCGGGTGGCCGCGAAGATGGTCGCCAACAGCCCCGTGCTGCGGGCCAGGCTCCAGGTCATCCGGGGCGCGGAGCGGATCATAGACGAGCAGACCGGCAGCTTCTTTCAGGTGGTGGCCGGGGACGCCGAGGGGAACTTGGGGGAGGAGCCCAGCGGGGCGTACATTGACGAGCTGCTCACCCAGAAGGACCGCGACCTGTTCGACGCGATGAAGACCTCCATGGGCACCCGCGCGCAGCCGCTCCTCATGCTGGCGACGACCGCGGAATCGGACCCGACCGGGTTCGCCGCGTCGGAGCGGGAGTGGTCCGAGCGGGTCGCCGAAGATCCCGAGCTGGAGCCCGAGCGGCTGGTCGTGATGTACCGGACAGACGAGGATGCCGACTGGCGGAAGCCCGCGACGTGGAAACAGGCGAACCCGGCGCTCGGCGACTTCCTCGACCCGCGCGTGCTCGCGGCGGAGTGCCGCACCGCGCAGCGGAACCCGGCGGCTGAGCGGAGCTTCCGGCAGTTCCGGCTCAACCAGCCGGTGTCCAAGACCGGGCGCGCCATCGCGGTGCCCGCGTGGGATGAGTCGGCCGGCGAGATTCCCTCGAGCGAGCTGCCGGGCGTGCTGGCCGGGCGGGAGTGCTACGGCGGCCTGGACCTGGCGGCCACCCAAGACCTCGCGGCGTACGCGCTGGTGTTTCCCTCCGGGGAGGGATTCGACGTGGTGTGGCGCCACTTCTGCCCGGCCCGGCAGCTCGCCGAGCTGTCCCGCCGCACAGGCGGGAAGGCGGAGCTGTGGGTCGCCCGTGGCGAGCTGACGCTGACCGAGAGCCAGGTCACCGACTACGGGGTGATCCGCGCGGCGCTGAACGCCGACGCCCTCACCTACGCCGTCCGCGAGGTGGCGTTCGACCCGTGGAACGCTGTGCAGCTCGCCGTCGATCTCGCCGACGACGGATTCACCCTGATCCCCTTCGCGCAGTCGGCGCGGAACATGTCGGCGTCCTCGACTGAGCTGCTGCGGCTGGTCGCGGACGGCGGGCTCCACCACGGCGGGTCGGCGATCATGCGGTGGCAGGCGGGCAACGCGGTGACCCGCACCGATGGCAACGGGAACGTGAAGTTCGACAAGGCCAAGAGCAGCGACAAGATCGACGGCCTGGTCGCTGCGGTGATGGGACTGGACCGGGCGCTGCGGCGCACCGAGCAGTCCAAGGACTACGCGGCGGCCGGATTCTGAGGGAGGGACCATGACCGAGCTGGATGACCTGCGGGTGGCGTGCGAGCGCAAGCTCGACCAGCAGGCGGGCCGGGCGCGGCTCTATCAGCAGTACTACGACAACGAGGCCGGGATCATCGCGCTGCTGGAAAGCGAGGAGCGCCGCACCTTCAAGGAGTTCCTGGCCGAGAGCCAGGCCAACTGGTGCGAGCTGGTCATCAACGCGGTCGCCGACCGGATGCGGGTGATCGGGTTCCGGTTCGGCAGCGAGGAGGCCAACGAGGCGGCGTGGGCGCTGTGGCAGGCCAGCGCGATGGACGCCGATCACGGCATGGTGCAGAAGGACGCGCTGATCGCCGGGTCGTCCTTCGTGCTGGTCCAGCCCGACGACAGCAACCCCTCGGGGGTCACGATCACCGCCGAGTCGCCGCAGCAGGCGTGCGTGCTGTACGAGCCGGGGAACCGGCGCAGGCGGCGCGCCGGGTACAAGCGGTTCCACGACGAGACCGACCCCGACCGGGTAACGGAGGTGCTCATCACCCCCGACCTGATCGCCACCTGGGAGCCGTGGTACGGCGGCGCGTCGCAGCTCCCCATCGTGGAGGTCAACCCCGCCGGGACGGTCAGCCTGATCGAGATCATCCCGCAGCCGCGCATCCTCGGGCACGGCCGCTCAGAGCTGCTGTCCGCGACGGTGATTCAGGACCGGATCAACACGACGATCTTCAATCGCTTGGTTGCGACCGACTACGGCGCTTTCCGGCAGATATGGGCGACGGGGATCAAGGTCGCCCGCGACGTGATCAAGACCGACGAGGGCGGCGAGGCGGTGCGAGTCGTGCGCCCGTTCGACATCGGCGCGAACCGGCTGCTGACCAACGAGAACCCGGACGGCCGGTTCGGCGCGTTCGGCGAGTCCACGCTGCGCGGCTACCTCGACTCGGTGGGCCAGGATGTCGAGCACCTCGCGGCGATCACCCAGACCCCGCCCACCTACCTGCTCGGGCACATGGTCAACCTGTCGGCTGACGCGATCCGCGCGGCGGAGGCCGGGCTGGTCGCCAAGATCGAGCAGCGCGCCCTGCACCTGGGGGAGTCGTGGGAGGAGGTCATGCGGCTGGCGCTGGCGCTGGTCAAGAACCCGGCGGCGGACAACCTGTCGGCGGAGGTGCTGTGGGCCGACTTCGAGACCCGCAGCGAGGGCCAGCGGGTCGATGCGCTGGTCAAGATGGCGACGCTCGGGGTGCCCCGCGAGATCCTGTGGGAGAAGTGGGGAGTCACGCCGCAGGAGATCGAGCGGTGGAGGGCGCTCGCCGAGCAGGAGGAGGCCGAGCGCGAGCCCGCACCGGTACCGCCGCCCCCGCCGCCGCAGCCCGAGCCTGAACCGCAGCCAGCGCCGTGACCAAGTGGGACTACGGCCCGGAGGGGCGCGCCTACCCCGTCGAGCGCGGGCAGGCGTGGAGCTGCGGATCTCACCTGTTCGTGTGCGCGTCGGCGTTCCAGGTGAACCATCCGCGGCCGCCCTTCCTGGTCTACAGCGACCCGCCGTGGAACCAGGGCAACCTGGCCAGCTTCCACACCAAGGCCGGGCTCACCCCGCCGGGGTTCACCTGGCTGGACCTGTACCGGCGGGTGATCTGGCTCGCTGCGGGCGGCCCGTGCTTCATAGAGGGCGGCAACCGTCAGGCTGACGCGGTGGCGGCCGAGTGCGCGGGCCGGGGGATCTACCGGCGGTGGCCGATCACCTACTACCGGCGGCAGCCCGCCGTGCTGCACTACTGCGGCCCCGAGCTGCCGGACGGCCTGGACCCGACCGGTGTCGATGACGACTTCACGCCGGGCCTGGTGCTGAACGCCTACGAGCGCGCGACTGTCCTCGACCCGTGCGCGGGCCGGGGCGTCACCAGCCGCGCCGCGCAGCTCGCGGGCTGGGCCAGCGTTAACGTGGAAATCCACCCGAGACGGCTGTCCGCAGCGCTGGCGCGGATGCACTCGCTGACCGGGAACGACCCGATGAGGAGCACGCTATGACGACCCCCCCGGCACCCACCGACCCGCCAGCGCCGCCAGGCCCGCCAGCGCCGAGCCCCCCGACCCCGCCCGCGCCCGCGCCGCCGCCCGCACCGGGACCGCCGCCCAAGGCCCCCACCGCCGAAGACCTCACCAGGCTGGAGGCGGCGCTCGCCGAGGAGCGCAGGCTCCGCGCCGAGGACCGCAAGCAGCTCGACCAGCTCAAGCGGGACGGCATGACCGAGCAGGAAAAGGCGGTCGCCAAGGCCCGCGAGGAGGGCAAGGCCGAGGCGGCGAACGAACACGCGCAAGAGCTGGCCGCCGCCGAGTTCCGGGCGCAGGCCGCCGGGCGGGTCGCCAACCCGGACGCCGCGCTCGCGGTGCTCGACCTGGCCAAGCTGCTGAAGGACGGCAAGCCGGACAAGACCGCGATCGGGAAGCTGGTCGAGCAGCTCGCGGCGGTGCCGCCGCCGCCGGGCAGAGTCCCGCCAGGGCCGCGCGATGGCGGCAACGGGGAGGCCGACCTGTTCCGCGACATCATGCGCGGGCAGACCCGTTGAGCTGAAACGGGTCGTTTCGAGGTTGACGGGCTGCGGCTGCCGGGGGGATGCTGGCCCCGATGCCGCGCGGCGTGATGCGGCGGCAGCCGGTAGCCGAATCCGGGCGCTTAACGAGGGGTGATCCCGAGGCCCGGCCAGGTGCGGCGTGAGGCGGCCTGGCCCCGGTGGCGCGGAAATGCGGCGAGACCCTGTTCCGTCTCGCTGAAAGGCCGTGCCGATGGCACCCCAGCTATCCGACTTCTCGGGCATCATCCCCCACGAGTACAGCCAGCAGATCATTGACGAGGTGGAGCAGCGCTCCGCCGTGCTCCAGCTCGCCCAGGTCATGCCGATGGGCACCCGGATTACCGAACTGCCGGTGACCGGCAAGCTCCCGGCCGCGCAGTGGGTCACCGGGGCGAACGCTCCGCCCGCCGGGGCCGGCCGCAAGCCCTACACGGACCTGACCCTCAAGCCGCAGATCATCACGGCCGAGGAAATCGCCGCCGTGGTGGCGATCCCGCAGCAGTACCTCGATGACAACACGATCAACCTGTGGAACTGGGCGCGGCCGAAGATGGCCGAGGCCATCGCGGTGCGGCTCGATGAGACGGTGCTGTTCGGCGGGGCCGGAATCCCGGCGAGCTTCCCGGTCGGCGGGGTCTGCGGGCCGCTGTACTCGATGGGCGTCGGCGGCGGCGGGGCTCAGAACCCGATCACCAACCCGTTCCCGACCGCGATCGACGCGGTGGACGCCGTGAACAACGGGATGAGCTACGTCGAGGGCCAGGGCCTCAACGTGACCGGGCACTCCGCCGACATCGGCTCGAAGGGCCGGTTCCGTGGCGTCCGCGACCAGACCGGGGCGCTGCTGCTCGGCACCGAGCAGGTCGGCTCCTCGACGCGGCCGACGCTCTACGGAGAGCCGATCGCCTACAGCCAGTACGCCGGGAACCCACCGAACACCGGTCTGGTCAGCTTCATCACCGGGGCGTGGGACTACCTCGTGATCGGCGTGCGGGAGGACATCAGGTTCCGCATCGACCCGTCCGGCACGATCGCCGACGACGACGGCAAGGTGCTGGTCAGCGGCTTCCAGGACAACGTGGTTCCGTGCAAAATCTGGGCCAGGTTCGGCTGCACGATCATCAAGCCGGTGACCCCGCGCGTGCCCGCCGGGGCGATCCCGTTCGCCAAGACCAACCTGCTCGCCCTGGCGGCCCCGGCTGGCGGCGGGATGCTCGCCGGTCACCCGCACCCCTCGGTGGCGACCAACCACCCGCACGGGCCGGTAACGGCGGCCGACGATGAGGGCACCGGGCGGTCGGGCAAGAAGTGACCGATCCCAGCCAGCCCTGGGTGGGATGGGCGCCACCTCTGACGCCCCCCGCCCAGGCCGGGCTGCCCGCCGTGCGGGCGCAGCAGATCGCCGACGCGGTGTGGGATGACGATCCGCACCTGTGCGCGGCGATCATGTGGGAGGAGTACGCCGCGACGCTGCCGCCCGCCCCGGCGGTCGCGTCCGTGCAGACCGGCGTCCAGTCGGTCAGCTACGGAGCCCCGACCCCCGGCGGTGAGCTGGGCCTGGCGCTGGGCCGCGCCGCCTGGCACCGCTCGTTTTGCTCGGTCCAGTCGGTCCCGCTGGAGGTCGCCCCGATCAGCGGCGAGGACGTGCCCTGGTCCCGCTGGTGGACCGTCGATCCGGTGGACCCGACATGACCGTGCTGCTGGCGTCCGACCCGGTGGAGCTCTACCCGCCCTCGGGGCAGTCCGACGCGC